ATCATCTCTCTGTCAGAGTTGTCTGGTATCGACATCTCAAACAATCCAGTATTTAATGGTGGCGGGGACGTTGTTGCTGTGGGATACTCAAGATTGTAAACCTGTTCGGGCGTACCCGCCTGCCCACTTAGAGAGCGATACATACTAAAGAAAGAGGTGTATATTCTTTTTCTTCTTCCCCTAGACTCCAAACTTTGCTGCACATTAAGAGGCACAGTTTCGACAATCGTGTTGTACAACAATCCGACCTGCACATTGTTGGCAGAAACGGTTGTTATTCCAAATTCATCTTCTATAGCCGCCACAGTAAACGGACCATACTGAACACCGTCTACTAATGCGTAAACAGCCTGTCCATTTAGGTGGTCTAGCCCAGTCCATGTTGTTGCGCCATCTTCGCTATAGCCACTGAGTCCACAATCAACGAAGTACGCCTGAGCGTGTGTGTCTGTAACCTCAAAGTCTTGAGCAAGTGTTTCAATAAAGTATTTTTCCGTGGTGCCAATGACTCTTTTTACTAGAATCCAGACGTTGTCGTCATCCCCATCAGTAGTTCTAGCGCATGACAATACTACGCCTGGTGTTGGCGTAGTTCCAGATTTACCCATTATCATCCTAGACCAAGCAACCACCGCTTGCTCTTTGTCATATGTCAAGCAAAGCAGTTCACCTGTGTCTGTAACACACCACAATCTTGGTGTTGCGCCCATTTGAAACGTGCCGTCTGTAACTCCATTTTTTGTTATGTGTTCCGCCATTATTGTAATATTCGGTGCAACAAATCTATCTTGACCAAACTCATATGTATATTCCCTGAGCGTTGCACGGTCTCTTTGGAATAAAAGGTAGGCGGTTCCCAGTCGCACTGGCTCTACCCCGAACACCGAACCATACGAACTTTGTTTTTGGAAACTTACATCTGTTGCTGTTATTGGAGCGGATGGATTTGCTGCCCTGCCTAGCCACTCGCCGCCAGATGTGAACACCATCAAGCCCTGCCCGTCACTCTTCATATGGTTGATTGCATTAACGTGCCTAGATGCAAGAGTAAGCGCCAGTGCTGTTGAATCTGTAACCTGCGCAGTATCTATTTCACTAGGACTAAATACATCGTATGCGTTTACCTCGCTTGCCCACAAAGTTTGTGGTTGTTCTGTTGTTGCGGCGCACCACAATCTATTTTGATGAAACGTTCCATTTTGTGGATACCCGGTTTCATCAGACCATGCACCAAGTCTCCAGTTTGGGGTCTTTTCATTGCTTATAAAATCTGATTTAACAGTTATGGGTGCGCTATGGAAATTGCCATTGCCATCTGGACCCGTCGGGTCTCCTGATATAACACCCCAACCACAAAAGTCAGATGGTTTTAATCGCACAAAACCATCCATCTGGTCCGAACTCACGTTACCATCAACGAAATCATCGTAGGCTTCCCTTTGCCCGGTTCCGGCGTGAAGCAAACCAAATCTTGTGTACGCGCCATCGGTGACGACATCTTTCGCCATGTGCAAAGTTCCATCAAGCATCGCTGCGCCTTCCCTCACGTTATAGAACTCAACCATTGGGTTTTTCTTGTTGTAGCATACCGAGGCAAACGTAGGGTTCTCGCCAGTATTTTTTACCCAAACCTTGGCTGCTGCACCTGTGTCGCCACTTGACCCCCGCTCGAAATGGCTGGTTGCGTATCCTTTCACAGCGTCTTCTAGTCGAATACATCTACCTATATCAGATGCTTTGAATGGGTACGCCTTGGTGTTACCTGCGCCAGTCACCCACCCCGATATAGTTGCATCACCCCCCACTGGCGTTTGGGCTGAGTCAATAGACAACGACACATCATCTGTGTTCATGTTCAAATATGGACCATCAATAGTCGTATGGTCGGTCAATTCCCAACTATCCGGGTCGGTGTCTATACCCGTCCTTGTTATTTTCTTTATTGAACGAGTAGGACAAAACATAAACATGGTGTCTGCTGATTGAGTGAACTTTAGTTGTGTAAGTTCTTTTGCATTTATCGGAAGATTTATTAACTGTGTGGGAGTATCCGCCGCCGACTCCAACTGTGTTGGCACATTATTCACCAGCCTGTTGAATCGCATATATCCGTGGGCTTCCGTATCAAGTACAGCACTTGTCACTCCAATCTCTAACACATACGACTGCTCCGTGTTGTAGTGAAACTCGACCAATCTTGGTGTACAAGAGAAGGTTGTCACTACCGTATCTATAGTTTCTGTGTATGTGTGTACCGCATCAGATTTTAATTCTGCGCAGAACCTAGTGCCTGGTCTCCTTGATAAACCACCGTGAGTTTGAACAAGGGCGTTTTCAATAGTCTTTGCACCATTATTATATTTCGACAAGTCCACACGCCCAAACAGTCGTGGCGAAATTTCACCCGCGGTAAAGTTGCTTTGAATATGGACAATGTTAGGCATTATGCGGGCAAGCCACCTGCGTCGAGGTCAGGAAAATCTCTATACAAATCGCCCGCTCTTGCCTCTATCCATAAACCTCCGTGTATTGTTTCTGTTGCGTTGTGCTGCACCGAGTCTTCCCACTGTGCCTGCATCAACATCATTTGATATTTCTCCATCATGAATGCTTCTTTTCCGGAGTCTCCGCTAATCGCCATAGCCAACTCTGCTGCTAATCTGGTTGCAATTGCGTGCTTGAGTGTGTGGTCCATCTTGGTTACATCGGTCAATTGATATACGTACCGTATTTTCATTTCTGAGGCATCAGACAAAATTACCAACTCATTAGCGTCACCAGATGTATCGCCTTGGTTTCCAGCCTCAATAGAGTATTGTTGTTTTGGGTCTTCAATGCTTACAAGCCTGACAAAGTCCACTGGCAAACTGAATGTGTTGGAATATCCCCATTCTGGTGCCGTTGCGTTTAATGCAAGCGTATCTCTTTTAATTGCACAGTTCCACGGATGCGCTCGTAGCACCATATCACGAACATCCGCATATCTGGCGTTTGCCATTACCGCTCTATTTACCGTGTCGCTCAATGAGTTAATTGGCTGTTGCCCCAACATTGTGAGCGCCATGTTCGCTATATCTTCTTCTGTTAATGCACTACTTGGCATTTACTACTCCTGGTTATTTATCCGTCTACGTACATTAGCACAAAAGATATTGTACCAGCGGCACCTGTCGCCGCTATAGTTGTTACTGTTAGACTTATGTCATACAAAATACCCGGGTCTGTCGTTTCGCCAACCCATTCCCAAAGGGCTTTGCTCATCTTTGCCCCCGCTGCGTCTGCCCCACCAGTAAAGTCTGTTTTTGTCATACCAGCAGTTTCAGTGTCTGTTAGATTGATTGCGGTATTTCCAGCAGCACCCGCTGTTGCTTGAGTTACAGTTACAACTGCCCCATCTACCGAAGCAGTAAATCTCGTTCCCGCTGGACCCGATGAGGTGTTGATGACATTCATCAAATTAGTGGCTGTAACATCGTTGGATGTTGTGGATTCCCACGTACCCGCCACTGAACTTTGGTCGCCATTAACAAAATCGTAGTTGGTACCATCATAAGCAACTAGGTTTATCTTATCAGTACTATTGAGTTCAGTGTAGTCTGTAATAGTAATGGTTGCGGTGGCGGCGGGATTTTCTGAGGCTTCTGTTAGTAGTTCTACTCCAGACGAAATCGAAGTTCCCCACGATGTTGCGTATGCAGATGCAAAAGCGTTAACGTCTTTTACCGTACCGTCAGTCAAATAGATACCCAAGTCTGTAGCCAGTGTTGGCGAACCATTGGTGTCTAATTCATCAGACCATATCGTGATTGATATTGGTCTCGCTTGAGATGGCAGCCGTGCGAGTTTTATAATATCGCCAATCTCGTTGAAATCCACGGCTGCTACCTCAAACGTATCTTGTTGCACCACCACATTACCCCGTTCCTTTCCCGTTGTCGTTTCTGTTGCCAGAGCAGACAAATCGAAATTAGTAATAAGGTTGGACTTTTTGGTGGAAGCCATTCTGCGCCTTAATCAACTGTGTAAAGAATTTGGAACGCAATGTCAAATGGACCTGTGCCGTCTGCACTAACTGTTGCCATTTGTTGAAACACCAATTCATACATTCCGCCACCTGGGTCAGTTGTAACACCAGCGTCTTCCCAAACTCTTTGACCTGCTGTGGTATTACCCAACTGTGCATTATTTACTCCACCATCAACAAATCGACAATCGACTTGCGCAACAGCGGCACGGAAAATCGTACTGCCGTCTAGGTAGCAGTCAGCGTTTACTGCAGTACCAGTTGCTACGGTAGCGAATGAAGCATCACCCACTTCCCAGACACCAAGGTCTGCCAAAGACTCAGCGCCACCGTCCATGTCTTCACAACTGATGATGATATTGTGGATTACTGCATTAGCAGGAATACGACAAATACGAATGACGTCTGTGGCAGCGTCAAATTCACTGTCTGCTACTGACACTGTGCCAGTAATCATTCGCATACGACCGCCCGATTCAGCAACATCATTATTGACTGAAGGGACTAAAACATTATTTGCTATTAAATTTGAGTTACTACTCATTTTAATATTCTCCTAAGAAGCCGAAGCCGCTAGCCGTGGGGTTAGGTGGCTAACGTGTTGCTTCTATTTCAGTTAAACCCCATTACGATTAAGTGATACCAGCGGATGGGTCACAAGCGATTTCAACGATTTTCTTTTCTTCAAGGCGTGTTGCGCCAAGAGTCATAGCATAATAAATATAAGTTGAAAACGATTTGTCAGCCCGTGGAGCGATACTCGCTTTGATGTCAGCACCAATACCAAGTTGAACACCAGACTTAGCCCAGCACCAGCATGATTCATCAGTAATAGCGTCATTACCTGCAGCGTGAGTCAATGTCCCACCACGTTCAGTTTGGATGAATTTGAAGCCCAAGAAGGTATCAATATCACCACGAACAAGTGCTTTAACTGTATTGAAGTCAGCACTTGTAACCTGAGTGGTTTTAAGCAAGTTCTCTAGCATTTGCGCATTTAATGCACAAAAGAGTTCTTCACCTGGGTCTACTTCATTAGCAGCCAAGATTTTTCTTGCACGAATCAATTTCTCGATGTTAAGACCGCAGTCTGAACCGCCGTCGTCTGAAACACGAACATCAACGTGTTGTGGTGTTGCAGTTGCGTCATCAATCCAATCGATGGTCGATGCACCCGCTACGCCTGTATAGGAAATTCCACGCATAGAAGCGAAGATAACATCATCCATTGCACGACCCATTGCATATGCTGCGTTACGAGCGTAAGCGTCACTTGGGTCTATGAGTAATCGTACTCTGTCAGCGTCATC